TTCTTCCAGACTTGCCATCAACTTTTTGCACTCATCCTCAGTCGGGCGCTGCTCGATAAGCCGGGAGTACTGGTCGTAGAGCCCCCACACGGTAGGAGCCTGTGGCATCATAGTGGCCCGGTCGCTGCGTACACCCATACCCTCCTCCGCCCAATTCGCGCCGCCTTTGCCCGCCTGATGGGAAGCGGCGATGGCGATCATCGTCGAGAATACATAGTCATCAGCGTTCGAGATTCCTTCCGCTCGACCTTCACCTTCGTAGCGTCCAAAATCCCGCATCTCGGCGATGGTATGTCGATTCCTAATCTTGATCGTGTCATCGAGCATCGCCTCGGACGTACGCGTGATCATGTCTTCACGGGTACGGTACGTGGTCATCCAGTGCAGATGCAGTGTGGCTTGGCCACTGATCTTGTCCATGTGCTTCCAGCGATAGAGATTCGGGTAGTCCAGTGGGCCTTTCAACTCGTCGCCGGTGGTCACACCCGGCCCTTGGTACTCAACCGCGACTTCCGCTGTGTGATACCAGTATCCGAGCGCCGCAATGATCTTGGCGAAGTGAGACGGGTTGATCTTGCCGTGCCAGTTGGCCACTTGCACCCATGATTCCCTACCAAACCCTAATCGGTATACATCGCAACTCGAAAAGTCCTTCGCCGTGCCGGAGGCCGCGTCTGCCGCGATGTAGTATTCCGTCGCGGTGTTGAGAGTATCCGGCTCCTCCCACATCCAGAATCGGTTTTCGTGCTCAGGTTTCTCCAGTAGCTCTTCCGGCAGCGGCGTGTGCAAGTTAAGTCTCGGCGGGAGTTCCGGCCCAGCATACTCGACTTCGCCGATCTGGAATGGGTCGCGGCAGTTGAGTTTGTCCTGTTCGGCAAGACAGCGACGTGGAAACGCACACAATCCCGAACTGATAAATGCCTCGCCGGGAGTGGACGGGAAGGACTCCTGATACTTATACAATCCCTCAATGGAGCGAGCGTTGTTGATGTAGGCTTTGATCTTGCGACGTTGCCAGTTGAAAAATCCCAGTGGTATCGAAAACTGCCCTAACATGTCACCAGCGCTGGCGATCTTGTTTCGGAATGCACGTTCATCATCGGTGAGAGTAAACCCGCTGCCCTTGCGGACGGGAAGGAAATATTTTCGCACTCTGTATACCGGCACAAACACCGGCGTCCATTCGTCGTCGTCACCTTTTTCAGCGGCGATCCATTTGTTGTAAAAAATCCCCCTCCGACCATACGCGGTGGATTCCATGATCGCCTGCATATCGCGGGCATTCATGGAGGGTTCGATATCGGCGGTCCAGAGATCGTCGTCGGGCCAGCGCGAGGTCTCGCTGAAATGTGCTCTCGATAAGGTTTGGCCGATGGCGACTCCGGCTTGCTCTTGGGAGTTGGCGATGACGAGCGTAGAGTTCAATCCGGGGTCGGTCATGCGCTTCTTGACATCGGCGCGTTGAAACACGAAACGGTCTTCTTGGACTTTGGACTCCATCTCTGGGCGCATCCAGAATGGGAGATCGTTGTAGGCGTTCCAGATTCGTCGGTATAGCTCGGCTGTGGTCTTGCGCGACTGTGCCATCATTAGGGTGTAGGCGCGTTCGCTGAATATCGTGGCGTGGAATATGACTGCCCCCGAGAACGCTGTGCCGCCCATTTGACGAGGCTTGAGGATGATGATCCGGTAGCACCCATCCTCGGACATCTTGCGTTCGACGACTTCTAGGATTTCTTCCTGGTGCTGCCAGAGCGGAAACATGGACTGGGCATTGCCGTGTTCGTCGCGGATGATGAAGTAGTTTTCCAGAAAATATCTGCGGTCGAAGGTTACCTTGTCGATCTGGTCGTCGATGAACCGAGAATAGTCAGGCCGGGAGTCGATCAGTTCCCATGCCACGGAAATGTCCCCGCCCGCCTCGTTGATGAGGAGTTCGTCAAGGGCTTCGATAGCGTCGTTAAGCGTGGTGTCTTTACGCGGGACAAACATGGTTAATCTTCTTCGTCGTCGGGATCGTCTTCGCCTACATCATCCGGGTCGTCCAGCATCACCTCGCCATCCAGCGCGTCTTCTGTTTCGTCTTCATCCACTTCTTCAGCTTCTGCTACTGGTGCTGCCCCTCGGCGTTCCGCTGCGGCTCGTCGTCTGGCTTCAAAACTCCGTCCCCCGCCAATCACGTTAACCTGGGAGTTGGAGTTGTTGATCGCGGTATTGACCTGGACAGCCGGACCAGTGGGAGTGTTGTCTTTGAGCAGGCGGCTGTATGTCCGCACGCCTTCCAGTCGCATCGCATGGTCGGGTTCCGTGATGGGTTCATTGGTCGTGGGATTGAGCACTACACCCTGAGAGGACACCAGTATGCGGTCGGCTTTGAGTGCACCATTGATAGCTTCCCTTACCCCCCCGCCGCGTGCCACCGCTAACAACTCCTCATTGTTTGCCAATGCCACTACGTCATTACTGATGGACGCGGTGTAGGCCAGCATTCGGAGTCGGGCAAGCTGGTATTCGTCGTCGGTGAGGCGGAGGCGTTGAGTGATCTCGTCGGCGGATACGCCTGACTTTTCGAGACGCCAGATGATCCGGTCACGGTTCGAGGGTTTGGGTAACCTCTGCCGACTCGTCAGCAAGGACTGCGGCGTCGTCGGCTGCGGTGCGGGAACGAGAGACAAAAGGGGATTCTCCGGGTTCGGTGACGGCGTATCCAGTGGAGAGATCGACTCCTTCGGTGACGGGCTGGAGGTCTTCTCCGAGAGCGGACTGACTGATCCACTCGCGCGTAAAGGTTCCAATCGCGCTGCCTGCTCGTTCAATTCTGGTAGCGGCGGCGACTGCGACTTTCGTGAACGTGTCAAACCTTGCGACTGCCGCCGAGAGTTCTTGGCCGTTGATACGCTGGATTTGGGCATCGGTCTTGACTCGATGTTCGTTCAGTATAGTGCCAAACTTAGTGATGGTATCGTCTAATTCCGAGAGGCGGGTGATGAGGGACTGGTCGAGGTTGGCATGTACAGAGCGTAGTTCGCTGCGGTGCAGGGTAAGGAGGTTGCCGGTTTCGTCGGTGAAGGATTTGCACGCCGAGTTGAACGCGGACACGCCTTCGCGTAGACGGAGGATGAGGTAAACCAGCCACACGGAGAGCCCAATGATGGCGATGAGGAACGCACCGACGAGAAGAGAAAGAGCGACTATGCCGACTACCGACAATTGTTCTCCTTGTAAGTGAAAGGAACTCTGATCGCCGCTCCACCAGATACAGCGCCCTTGCCCAAGAACGCTTGGCGCTTTTGGCTCTGTTCTTTCAACGCTTCTTCCATCAGTTCCGCCGCGTCCATGCCGTGTGACTCACATTCCTTGACCAGCATATCGAACGCCGATTGATCATCAGCGCAAAGGAGCATCGACTTTACGCGAGCACGGTCGCGGAACATGTAGTCAATGGTGACGCGGGAAATATCGGACATTGAAACGGGCAATTGATACCTCTCTATTCAGCCAACTGAGATGATGACACCCCCACCTTTTGTTTGAAGGGAGAACGTGCCAAGTACCACTCCACGTCTTGCTCCCGCCAAGGGTCATTCGCAAACAACGTAGCTTCATCATCAAGCGTAAAACCCGATCCACCAGTATCCGTTTCCGTGTCGTCATTCTCCCAAACGAGAAAGTGATCTAGAGAGAGAAGCGCAATATCAAACCACTGAGCGGCGGTTTTAGTTACGTCGAATCCTGCTGGATCAAGTTTCACCCCAAATCGCTTGCCATCCTCTCGTAGACCAACAAGAAACAAGCGGTCACCGGCGTCTACCATCCTCACCTGAAACCAGCAGTGGGTACGGGTACGGCCCTCTGTGTGCATGTGCAATACCTCTCTATTCAGCAATCCGTGTCGGTGGCTTGTCGGCGAGATGGCACGCTGCGGGAATGACCCGGCTGATGCTGCTATATCCCACCACGCTGTTGTGTCCACCTGCGGATCGCTGAATGCAGAGGTATCACTCTGCAATGCTACAATGCTCCTATTTCTTCGCCCCGAAAAGCGTGTGGGTAGCCGCCAGCGAAACCGAGAATCGCGTCTCGATGTCGTTCAAAAATTGATGGAACCTTCCCCTTGCGGCCTCGGACAGCGCCTCGTATTCGCTGCGTGCTTGCGCTGCCACAGCCGACAACGCGCCCTTTGTTGCAACCACGTCCGACATGATATCGAGCTGCAACTGTGACACACTTCCCGGTGGCGTGTACAACGGATCGGGCACAGGCGGCGCGGCTGGAGTGCCTGTGACGGTGACAGTCGCATTCGCGGTCTGGGATGACCCGTCTGCGCCGATGACCTTGAGAGTGTAGTTGGTGGAGACAGCGGGCGAGACGGATTGCGTACCCGATACGGCGACCGGCCCAACATTCGAAAGATCAGCAGTGGCCCCATTCGTGCTTGACCAAGTGAGGATGGAAGTTTGACCGGGACCACTGGTGGTGGCCGGGGATGCGGAGAGAGAAGCAGTGGGGGGTGAAGTTACGGGAGCGGGCGATGGATTCGGTGACGGAGTACCCGGCGCTGTTGCTGATATTGCTGTTGGTTTAGGCGCTGGGGGTGCTGGAGGTGGGGATGGTTTGTTAATCATGTCAAATACTCCTTAGATCGGAATTTTGCTGGCTCGTTGTGCGACGGCTTGGCCAGCCCCCCGGTGGTGCGATCTAACTAGCTCAACTGATTGATCGTGATCCCAGTCGGGGTGTTGGTCGGACCCGTCCCCGGAAGAATCGGAACGTTCGCTGTGCCCGACAACGGCGCGCTTGCACCCGGAGGCGTAAACGAACTCGTTTGGGTCAGGTTATAGCTGGTTCCGGTCGGCGTGGCCGAGCACGCACACGACACTTGTGTGCCGTCAGCGGACGGAGTGAAGGAAATGTCGGCTACATCGTCAACAGTCCATACGAAAGTTGTCCCGACGGGATATACCGATCCTGCGGGGGTAGGTACGCCTTGAAATACGCTGGTGCCTCCAGCGGGGGTGCCGGTGATTGCCATTTGAAATTCTCCTGATGGTGAAAGTTGTTGGATGACTACTCCACGCGGATAGTGTAACTCCGCATCAACCAGCAGATCGAGATCGTGCTCAATGTGCTCGTCGGTGTGTTCGATCCGCCGAAGTTCGTCAATTTCTTCCTGAGTATGGTCTTTGCGGTGGAACCATTCCATAACGGATGCTCCAAATTAGATTTAGCACAGTTCGGGCTGCGAGCGTGAGCAGTTTTGTACATTGAGTTGAAAAATTCACACCCATACTCTTTACATTCCGATCTGCTGCAAGTCCGATGTCAACTGTCCGACCGCGATTGGCCCTTTCCAGTTAGGGCTGATGATAGCGTGCATTTCATCGTAGTACGCCATCACGAATCTCCATGTAGCCTGCTGTAACGCTCCCCAAGTCACAAGCGTCACACCGTCAACATCGTACCCCACAATCGCAGTACAGTGCCCTCCCCACGATCCCGGAGCGGAGTTCCCCGTCTGACCATCGCCTACTACATCCCACAAGCCGCCGACTTGGGACTGCGCGGATATCGGCAACTCCACACCGCCATTGACGCCACCAAACACGTACACTCCCTGTTGAATGCGGATTTCATCCACCTTGATTTCAGCGCTGGAGGATATCGAATATCCGCCGAGACCTTTTGCCTGCCAGTCTTGGAGTACCGTCAGAATGTCCCCGCCTTGATCTGTGGACGAATCACCATCAACATACCCGCACCAGTTCTCATAAGCGCTAAGGATTACCGAGTCCGGCACTGTGACCTCCGAGCCAGAGCTTGCTGTCCATGCTTGTATGAGATGGCCGGGGCAGGCGATGGTGCAATCTCCCAGAGTGTCGTTGTCCATCATGCCCCAAGCGGTGATACCAAAAGTGTTGTCTGCGGCTTCATTCGCAGTTGGCGGCGGGACGGTGGCAAGAAATTTGTGCATCATCGCAGATCGCAGTCGGCTTCTGCCATTACGCCGCACAGGTCTGCGACCGAGTTTACAGGGTTTGCCGGTGATGGGATGGATGAAAGTGGTCGGACTCGTATTCGTAGTCATTTCGGTTTATCCTCCAGAGCCTTATGCCTGTCTTGCGGCTTTTGTCAGCCCGCCCAATAGCGCCGCTACTGTCGCGTAGTCCTCGGCAACCTCGATAGAAAAATTACAGAACTACCGTGCCCCTAGGCGCTTTGGAATGCCGCAATACGCTCGGCAAGCACATTCGAGTAATCCTTCATGTGGGCATACTGACGTGTGAGCCGATCTCTCTCGGCAACCGGCAGTGTTTCGTAAAGTGGGCTATGCCGGAAGGTATCGAGTTTGACGATCTTCTCATCCAACTCCTTCATTTCCGCTACAACGCGCTCTTGGTGTGGTTGCATGGTTATTTTCTCCTTGAACTCGCAACTCGGATGATAAACAAAGCCGAGGGAATCGAACTTTCGGTTCGGGTGAACTTGATAATCGCTGCCCTCTTCCGCAGCGATGACGCCCCCACAATTGTTGCACTGCGCCTGATCCAAGTACGGACATCTGTAACTACCGAAGTGCATCCCACCGCAGCGATTACAGGAAGGCTGTCCCGGATTGTCACGGTCTCTCCGCATTGTTCTCCTCCAGAACTTGGCATTGTAGCTCGAAAGCGAACTCCGAGATCGCGTCCGCTTGCGCGGGGGTCAGTTTATTAAAAACACCTTTGGCGATAGCCTCTTCGAGCTTCTTAGCGGTCTTCCACTCTAGCCGGATTGTGATGTCGCGTTTCATTCACGCCTGCCTCGTTACACTCACCATCCCACCGAGCAGCACTCCCACCACCGCGTATGTCTCACTCACTTCCACGGATTGGCCGTCAACGAAACGGACAAACGTGGACTCCTTGAGCATTCCAATCCGCACCACGGTATCAGGATTGACCGCGATGGGACTGCCACTGACGGAGATGTGGAGTTCCACGAATCTGGCCATGGATTACTCTTTCTTGTCGTCGCTCGGCCGTAGTTGCACCCCGAGCAACCATAATTTTAATTTCTCTATCAGCCAAAGCATGTCGGAGGTTTTCATCCCCTCGTTACAGAACATACTTCCTTTCGCGCCTTCCTTGGCGTAGTAGACAACCAGCACATCCTCCATATCGTCGGCGTGCTCGACGGCTTTCATAAGAGTGTCGGTGACGGTGGAACATGTAACTCTCCGCATGATGGGTATGGAATTGGAATTGTCATTCATAGAAATAGTGTTTCCCTGTTCGCCGCCACACCCTCTCGGCTAGTTAACGCCAACTGCGCCCGCTTAAGATCGCTGAGATATGCGCTGGCTGTGCCTGACTTTTCCAAGTTTGATTCCTCGAACAGTTG